ACGACGTCAACCTTAACCACAACTTTACATACGCCGCGTAAAAGACTTATCATAAAAGTATTCGGAACTGATACGGTGTTTTCAGTTCCTCCCAATGCAGATTTAATGCTAGTAACTATGATACCTACTCATGACATACCAGAATCTATAGTAAATCAATCGATCCGTATATATTTTTCAAAATATAAATTTTTGAATGCTACAATAGAAGAGGTATTAAATACAATACCTGCTTATATGTGGGATTCAATTCATGTACTTGATGAAACATGTAATCGTATTTCGAAAGAGTCGGGGTGTTATGCTTATACTCCCAATAAAATCGCGTTTCTCTTTTTAACCATTGGAGATATAAATCAGCCACATGTATGGACAGAGTATTTTAAAACCAACCAACACAAATGCTCAATTTACATCAATCCCAAGCACCCGGACCTTATTCAAACCGGGTGGCTGAAAAACAGAGTCATTCCGTCCAGGGTTGAAAATACGGGATGGGGGTTTATAACGGAGGCCTATCATAATTTATTGGAAGAAGCAATGAAGGATCCTTACAATGTAAAATTTGTGTTTATCAGCGAATCATGTATACCTCTTAAATCGTTTGATTCGTTTTATGAAACAATGATGTCAAATATCAAGACCTCTTATGTAAAATTTATGAAACCATCGGTATACGATAGACATGCAAGGATCGAAACACAGGAACATTATAAAAAACACGAACCGTTTATAAAACACTATGCCAGAATGTGTTTATCGAGGTATCATGTTGAAAAATTATTAAAAAAGGATTTTACTTTTTTCAACAAAATGCACGTGGGAGATGAATTTTTCTTGACCCTTATTCATTTAAAACCAGGAATAGATGACGTAAAAGATTTTGAAATCACGTATGACAATTGGGAAGATGTAAACAATCAGGCTTCTTTATTGAATGATGAAATTAAGAAACTTTACAATAAACCAAACACGACCGACATGATACGTAGAAAAAAAATTATACGAGATAGGATTAGAAGTAATCCTATTACGTATACATCGATTACAACTGAAGATCTCCGTCGAGCATTGAACAAAGAAAGTTTTTTTTGGCGAAAATTTACATCAGATCCTCTTCCGTGGACATCTGAACTTTTAAACATAACATGATTAAAACGATTTAAAGATTTGCATGTATGTAATGTATGTTCGTATAGCTCAGCATGGTTAGAGCGCCCGTCTTATGAGCGGGATGTCGACGGTTCAATTCCGCCTACGAACACCAACTCGATTAGCTCAGTTAGGTAGAGCGCCAGACTTTTAATCTGGTGGTCAAGGGTTCGATTCCCTTATCGGGTGTTAAATAAATACTTAATACATAATCTTAAATTAATTTTTGGAAAATTGGGATACACTATAAAAGATGAACATATAAACAATGACTGTATGTAAAAAAATCAATTATAAAATATCGGTATATTGAATGAAGAAACGAAAAGAATATTATGATCTTTTAGACAAGGCCCACCAGGCAAAGATTAGAGATTTTTTAACTAACCATAAAATAAAAAAAGATCCCAATTACACCAAAGAGTTTATTTCAACCACCCTTAAGCATAGTGTTGTGTTTACTCCTAAAAATGAATACCGTAAATTAACTTCACATACCAAAGAAAATGAACATGTAGAGATACGCAAAGCATTGCATCAAACTAAAGCAACACAAACCTTGGAAGTCGGATTTGCCTTTGGGACTTCTGCACTGGTGTTTGCAGAGCATCATCAACGCATGAAATCAAAGGGAATAAGTCATACCATCATTGACCCCAATCAATACGGAACAGGTCAAGGAAGTTGGGAAGGGATTGGTGCAGAAAATTTAAAAAGGGTTGGATTCTCGAAAAATCGAGATTGGAGACTACTAGAATCATCATCAATCGAGGCACTACCTGCGTTACATAAAAGATTTGGAAGTGGATGGTTGGATGTAGCGCTCATTGATGGGTGGCATCTGTTTGATTATACGCTCCTTGATATTTTTTATTGTCTACACATGCTTCGTGTTGGGGGCATTTTGATTGTGGATGATAAAAATATGAAAGCAATCTCTGCGGTTGGAAAGTATGTCAATCGCGCATATTCTCATGTAGTGGACATATGTCCACAATGCCAAACCATGTTAATAATCCGTAAAAAATCAGAAGATATGCGGGACTGGAATACAGATGAACGCGTCAACTTTAATTTATTTTCGCCGTAATAACTATGTTAAAAGAAGAGATTAACAGTTATATCAAAAAATGACATTTTCGCAAAAACTTTAAATAAATCTAAAATAATAAAGCAGATATTTAAAGTCTACAAATTTTTATATAAGGACGTATATTTATTTACACTTTGTTTAAAGGTAGAAAATTAATTATAGATGGCACCATTTTTCCAGTTACAGATAATGATCCAGAAGGGTTAGCCCTGGTAGATAAAATACGTATTGCAATGACTAAAGATGGGACTGAAGATAAAGATAAGATAATTAACTTTTTGAATGATATTCCTATGTATTTATTATTATCTATATTAGGAGAAGCACATTATCATGAACAAGAAAAAATTAGGTGCTAATTCTCGTCATGAAAAAACTCTAAAACGTAAATTATAATATAATATATTTGTATGGCTTCTTTTGACTCATATAATCAATTTCATAAATTAGCACAAGCAGCGGAGTCAGATCAAGAAGATCAAGATCAAGAAGACCAAGTCCAAGAAGACCAAGACCAAGAAGATCAAGACCAAGACCAGCCTCAAGAATACATCAAAAATAAACTATCTTATATTAGGTTTAAACCTCGTTCTAGTTACGATAGACCTTCCCCCTACAAACTTAAAAGGGACAGAGGCAATGGCAAAGTGATTATACTAAAAAATGTAGGATCAATTGGAATTTTTACACATGGATTATTAGATAAACATGCTATTGTATCTTGTCCTAGAAATGTAGTAGTAAATAAATATAGTATTGCCTCAGAGAATTGTTCTGTAATTAGTGTAGTTCTTTTACAGGATGATCCATATTGTTATGCAGTTACAGAAGAGGCGTTATTTAATTTTAATGATATGTTTGACATATCTGAATATAAAAAATTTGCAGTTGGCATTAAAGATAAATCAAATCAGCCTAAAATGTCATCTAACTTAAATTTAAATATTAAAAAGTTAAAACGAAAATCATATTTTACGATCAATGAAACCATTCCAGATTCAGACATCAATTTTAGCCCGTCTATTATTTTTACAGTTGCTTTAGCAGGACGTACAAATAAAGATAAATCTCAAATTTATAAAAGAATAAATTTAATATTATGTGATGTAGAAGAGTTAAAAAACTTTTTTAAAATAACCCCAACAAGTCTATTAACTAATGAGACTGCTATAGAAAAATTTATTGTTGATAGAGACATCTTAAACAAAATTACAACCGATCAATTAATGGAGTTAATTTCTATTGCTGATTACAATTTAAATCTTGGACATGTTAATATTCTTGATTTATCCTGTAGCGTAAGAGAGGCAGTAGTTCCTTCTCTAAGAACTGACGAGTATGGATATAGACATACCAAGATTAACCGCGACCCTGACTTTGATTATCCATCGAATGTTATTAGTGGAGGGCGTAAAACTAGAAAACGTAAACGCAAAACTTGAAAATAACATATTGAAAGTAACTTCAAAATGTTATATAGTAGGAATAAATTGCCAATTCAATTCGTTGCATATGTTCTTCCATATCTCGTCTTGTTCGATTCTTTTTTCACGATCCTTTAGCAGTGGAAAATACGGTAAAAACACATCTTCTTCTAACAATTCACACAGTTTATAAATAGTATAATAATAGTTTAAAAAATTTACTCTATCGTCAGGACAAAACTTTGCGTAAGGTCGTTGAATCTCCATGAAGAGGTTACACAACTTTTCTTCGAGATCCGGACTCATAATGGGCGGCTTTATTCCCAACTTATCTTTAATAAAAGGTATGTGTTCGTAATATTTGTTGTATCCAAATTTTTTAAGAATTTCCTTTGTTTTTTTATTTGTAATGGTTTCAATGTTAATCCGTTCCTTTTTAATCTGTAAATGAATATTTTCAAGTATATCATGAGGAATTTGGGTTGTTTCTTTTGCTTGGAACTGTGCTAATATTTCTCTAAAATGATTGATTCGTTTATAGGCATAAAAACATATTTCCTTGGGAGGCTCTTTATAGGAGGGTTTTTCATTTTCTACTAAAAACTGAAATTGACAGGCGCATGCCTGATTGTTGCAAATAACCATTCCTTCGTAATCTACATGAATTAATTCACCCTTTCCGCATTTCGAACATATCGACGTGTTGTAAATGAACTGATTTGACTGCAAGAAAGAATCGTCTATATTTCTCAAATAATTAACAGCATGTTTATTCATTTTTTTAATATTATCCGTCGGTTTTTCAATATTAAAAAAACTATTTAGTACCTTACGGGTAGATTTACAGTCAGAAATACTCTTTTTTTCCTCAAAATAGGAAAATATGTATTTACTATTGTCTAGATAATAGGACAATTCATTTTGTTTAATTGTATTTATTTGTAAAGAAATTTTGGATATTTTATGAGGATCCGTTTCTTTAGCCATTTCGTCCAATAATATGGGAATCGTACTAGATTCTCTTTCAAACCTCTCTACGTATTCCTGGTGTTTTGTATCCAACATTTGTATTACAACATCTTCTATCTTTTTGGATGGTTTAGGCTTAAAGGACATTTTATAGTATTAAACCGTTCAAATTTTAAATTAAAAATAAGTATATTGTTTCTTTTGTATAGTATGAACATTAAACGAAAAATCATTATGAACGCAATTGAAGACGGATGGTGTGTTACAAAACACGAGAATACGTACAAGTTTACAAAACTACATCATAATCTTAAGGAATATTTTGATCCACTTTTTTTATGTTATTTTATTAAAAAATATTGTTAATTTTTTTTTCTTTAGCAATATTATAGAATGGGTGGTGGATTAATGCAATTAGTCGCTTATGGTGCTCAGGACGTCTATCTTACCGGTAATCCCCAGATTACTTATTGGAAGGTGACGTATCGTCGTTATACTAACTTTGCTATGGAATCTATTGAACAGACTTTCAACGGTCAGGCTGATTTTGGACGCCGTGTCACCTGCACCATTTCAAGAAACGGCGATCTTGCCTACAGCACGATCTTGCAGGTGACTCTTCCCCAGATCGGCCAGGATCTGAATAGTGGCGGTGACGTGTATGCTCGGTGGCTTGATTTCCCTGGCGAACAACTCATCTCTCAGGTGGAGGTGGAGATTGGAGGTCAGCGCATCGATCGTCATTACGGCGATTGGATGCACATCTGGAACCAACTTACCATGTCGGCAGGTCAGGAAAAGGGCTACTACTCCATGGTCGGAAACACGACCCAACTCACTTACCTCACGGATCCAGCCTTTTCTAACGTCGACGGCCCTTGCCAGTCTGACGCCCCTCGCCAAATCTGTGCTCCTCGTAACGCTCTTCCAGAGACAACCCTCTACATTCCTCTCCAGTTCTGGTTCTGCAAGAATCCTGGTCTCGCCCTTCCTCTCATCGCTCTTCAGTACCACGAGGTCCGCATTAACATTGATCTCCGACCCATTGATGAGTGTCTGTGGGCCGTCTCTACTTTAAGCAGCGATGCCTCCGGCTCCATCAAGGTGTCGCAGGCCTACAACCAGTCGCTTGTCGCGGCTTCCCTTTTCGTTGACTACGTGTTCCTTGACACGGATGAGCGTCGTCGTATGGCACAAAATCCTCACGAATACCTGATTGAGCAACTTCAGTTCACTGGCGATGAATCCGTTGGATCCTCTTCCAACAAGATCAAACTGAACTTTAACCACCCCGTGAAGGAACTCATCTGGATTGTGCAGCCCGATGCCAACGTCGATTACTGCTCATCCCTTGAAAACGGTACCCTTCTCAGCAAGGTGCTCGGCGCCCAGCCCTTCAACTACACGGATGCGATCGATGCTCTTCCTAACGCCATTCATGCGTTCGGCGGTCCTAACTCAATCGCCGGCCCTGCAGGTGCTTCTGGCACCAACAACTATGACTTTATCACGGCTGAAGGACTGTTCCAGTCGGCTGGTGCCATGGATGCACCTGATCCAACTGATGCATCTGGCATGTGGAGCAACCACATTGGGTTAACTGGTAATACTGGATACTACACCAACCCCAACTTTAAGCCTAATACCGGTGACATGAATGAATCCTACGTGTCGGATGCAGGAACCTTTGTGTTATCCGAGACGGCACTTAAACTTCATTGTTGGGGCGACAATCCAGTTGTCACGGCGAAACTCCAACTCAACGGCCAGGATCGATTCTCTGAGCGTGAAGGATCCTACTTCGATCTGGTGCAGCCGTTCTTCGCCCACACTCGTACCCCTGACACCGGTATCAACGTGTACTCGTTCGCCCTTCGACCAGAGGAGCATCAGCCATCGGGTACCTGCAACTTCTCGCGTATTGATAACGCAACTCTTCAACTCGTTCTATCAAACGCCACGGTCGAGGGTACTTCCACAGCCAAGGTGCGCGTGTACGCAACCAACTACAACGTGTTAAGAATTATGAGTGGTATGGGAGGCTTGGCCTACTCAAATTAAATCATGAACAAAATTATAAACTTTATATTGTTAAAAAAAACAATATAATAGTTCGGTATTTTTCAAAATTACCTTTTCAGATATTTATTTAAATCAAGAAAAATATGGTTATCATCATATGTTGTAGAATAAACTCGTTTATACTCTTCTTTAATTTGGTTGAAAATTTCAGGCGTCATGTTTAAAGATCCTATTTCAAGTAATTCGTCTAGGCAATTGTGTTCTTTAAGGTATAAAAATGAATCCATGTATTTTAATTTTACGAGTATTTTCAATTGATCCATATTTATTATTTTTTTATCAATAATGCTAGATGCTACGTGACTTAACCTGACGTTTATATTAGAAATGTCTGTAAATTTACATGGAGAAGATATAATAATAGTATAGTCAAGCATTTTATTCAAATCCACATTTAAATCATAGGCATCTAAATATCGGTTCATGTTTACTCCGTTATGGTTTACATCACTGTCTTTAAGTGTGTATTCAAGTGTTGGTTTTACATGGTTAGTTACTCCGTTATATAGTTTTAATTCATTAGGATCTTTAAGTGTGTCAAATGTTTGTCCGTATAGGTTAGGGTTCAATCCTGCAGTTTGTCGAAAGGTTCGTTTTTGTACATGGCGTGTTCGTTTTCCATGTTTTTGTCGTCGCGTTCGTTTTCTTTTAACTTTGGTTCGTTTCCCTCCTTTAAGTTTACTATTTAATAGTTCAGTTTGAATTTTTCCATGTTTACCAAAATCCTGATCTCTAAATTGAGATTTAACGTTCATAACATCTCCAGGACCACGAGTTTGCATTTTAGCTAAAGGGAGTCCATCATTGTAAAGGCGATTTTCATCAGAACATGCTTCCCTTGGATCATCTACTCCAATATAACTAGGAATTTCAAAATGGTGAAACTTAATAGTTTCGATTGAATCTATTGAACCTAACCAATCATCCCATTTTTCTTTGATTGGTTCTAAATTAACTATATTATAATTAGGAAATCCAGATGGTACAGATGGAGTGGTTTCGCAACGTGTATGATACAACTGAATATAATCAATTAATGTAGTTATACCTTTTACGGCGCCTGTTGATGTAGCAAAGCATTTTGCCAAGGTTAAAATGATGCGAGATCTATCATCAATGGTAGTTGAGTCTCCAAAAAAATGATAATTTTCGTAATCTTCTTTATAATCAGTTGTATAATCAAGTGTATATTCAGGTATACCATTCCATGCGTGAATAGTTCGTAATAATTGGTTATGATACTTAAAATCTGGATCTAATTTAATGAGAGCAAGATTAAACTGAAATAATACTTGAAGTAAATGTGTATGTAATTGAAGAGCCTTACCATCAAATGTTCCATGACCTATACGATATTCAAATGTTCCTATTCCGCTAGGCACCAAATTTGATATATTTAAACTAACATATCTACTGATACTTCCAAGAACATCAAATTGAGATGTAGTGTTTAAGATTTCATGATAACTAAAAATGCTTTGAAGAGATCTATACCCACCTATGTTATTTTCAGACCTATAGGTTGGTTCTCCTGCCAAAAACAATGGTTCAAATACCCAAAACAATTTAATAAACCCAGTGATTTCTTCATTCGTAAATGGTCCATCATTTAAGTTTTTAGAAATGTGAATGTGTAACCCATCATTTTGAACGAACAGTGCATTGGAATGATTTTTCATGTGTTGTATCATGTTTTCTAATGCAATAACTCCATAGGGATAATAAGTATCTCCAATTTTAAAAGGTTCGTCCAGCAAAATAGGTGTTACTAATTCTGTTTGGGCAGAAATATTTACAAATAAATCCATTACATCCTTTACATTAACTATGTCAATAGATGCATCGCCTGATGTCATGGTAATTATTTTTGAATCAATCTGATGCGGTTCATTTTTCCATATGGTTACCTTGGAATCTTCTCTACCTCTTTTCAAGGTATACTCCTTTTCATATATACCGGTTTCTTCAATAAACCCATCAGAACTATATTCATCGCCTGGAAGTTGACTATCCCCTCTGAAACGAAGTCCGTTAAAAAGAACACCTGGGTCTTCTTCTATTTTAAACCCTGATAAGTTTCTGCCATTATCATTATCGGTAGGAACTCTATCATGAGTAGGTGCATGGTAGTCTGACATGACTTCGATTAAAAAATTAGACCATTCATCAAAATTTTTATCGGAAGTAATTGGCGATAGTTGTTTCTGTTGCGTCAAGATGGATTCACGAGATTTTAAATCAAACCGATGCGAATAAAATTCTTTAGGATTATGTGCAATAATACAATTATTTATTCGGTTTCCTAATACAAACCGGGTAGTTCTTCCTGTTAAAGAAGCATGGGTAAACTCTAGTTCTACTCCATACCTACAATTTAATCCAAGTTCCCATAACATTTCATTATCTAACATAAGAAAGTCTTTGTCTTTGTCTTGGTCTTGAACTTCGGTTAAATACTTTATTTTTTTTTCTTTTAAATAATCACTAAATATTAATCTATACTCTTTAGTCGTGTCATTCCACTCATGTCCGAACATGCGTCTATCTATTTCCG